AGCCTCGCCCCTGCAAGCTTCGCATCCGTAAGGTCCGCCCTCGTAAGATTTGCTCCCGTAAGATTCGCTCCTGAAAGGTCTGCTCCTGAAAGGTTCGCTCCCGTAAGATTCGCTTCTGAAAGGTCCGCCCCCGCAAAGCGCGCCTCCGTAAGGTCCGCCCACGCAAGGTTTGCTCCCGCAAGGTTCGCCCCTATAAGGTTCGCCCCTGTAAGGTCCACCCCCTCCAGCCTCGCCCCTGTAAGGTCCGCCCCCTCCAGCTTCGCCCACGCAAGCTTCGCCCACGATATATCCGCATTTGGATCATCCGAACGCAGGGACGCGGCCAGAAATGCACGGACACGCGGGAATAAAGGCAGGTACTTCCAGTCCCGCGTGATTCGTTCAACAAGCCGCACACGGGTGAATGCTGCCTTGCCTTGCTGATCACTACTCATCAGGCCATCAGGCTCGGCTAACCATAGTTCAGCATGAGGCACCCACCAAAACAGGGGATCGCTTGTCAAATGATAACCTGACCCGCAGATACAGGGAGTTTCGTCTGGCGTCCAAACGCCTGGTGGTGGATACTCTATGTCCCCACCGTGGCACGATCTATTATTCATAAGAACTTTGTAGAGCAGCATTTTGGTCTCCTGCCATTTCTGCAGACTACTTTCATACGACGCGGATACATTTGCTGCACATCAGTCCTATAGTCGCTCGATATACTCCGTGATCGAACACAGGGCGCATTCGATGCCGTCGAGCGCTTGGAGTATCTGCCCGTACACCGACTGAGGCAAGGGCTGAGGCACGAGCTGAGAAGAATCCCCTTTCACTACTTTTACTTCTTCCGGCTCCGGCCCCACGATGGCATCAACGACGCCCTTTGCCAAACCCGCACATTCGTTTGCTTGATCCTGTACCTTGATTGCGTATTTCACGAGGACGTTCAAACCCTGAGCTTTCTCGTCGATGATTGACTTTGTCATCTTTATCTCCTTGTTCCACCTGAAATCATGCTTTGCTGCAATCATACCTACATACCAGCAGGCAGGTGCTGCACATCAGTCATACATAGAGCCGATCCAAATCCTTCTCGATCAACCACAGGGCACGATCGATGCCTTCGAGCGCTTGATGTATCTGTCCCTCCGCTGATTCCACAGGTACGAAAGATTCTTCTTTTGGTGATTCCACTCCCTCCGGCCGCCCTATGATGCCATCGGTGGTGTGATTTACGTAACGCTGACATTCGTCTGCGCGGCGCCTCACGTCAATTGCATACTGCATGAGGCTCTCCAAAGGTTGATCTTTCTCATCGAGCTTTGACTTTATCTCCTTATTCCATTTGATTGCGTCTTTTATCAGCGCATTCAAGGCTTGGTCTTTGTCATCAGCGCTTCGCTTTGTCATCTTTATCTCCTTTTCGACTCTCCATGAGCCGTGCGAGCTGTGCCATTCTCTTAGGCATTTCTTTATCTACAAGTCGGTACGTGTATTCACCCGACCATCGACAAAACTGGGGCAAAGTCATGCTGTTGACGCGATCCGCAGGGAGGCGTCCGGCGCGTTTGCCTTCGATGTACTCCTGTTTCGTACGGCGGACCTGCTCTTCCGCTACCTCATGACCGGAACGTGTATAGTATTGTATCATCTTCGCCTCTCCTTTCTAAAGGTCGATACTGATCTCGGTCACGATGGGATCAAGCGGCCACTTCTCGAAAAACATTCGGACCTTCATGTCGTGTTCTCCTGTTTTTGTGCATCTCTTAGCCTGAGTTCTTGTCCTTTGCCGAGTCCGAGCCCTACACCGAAATCTGCAAAGTCGAATAGGCACATGTATCCCCATAGGCCAAAGATCGTCTGTCCCTCATAGTGCGCTTCATCTCCACAGAAGTCGCACCTTGGGAGCCTGTCCACAAAGACCACATTATCCATGTCATATTCCTTTCCTTCTTGTTTTGTCCCGAAGGCGGATGCAATCCGAGCAGCATTGCTCATGGATCCGCTTGAGGCGCTCCACTTCCTTATCGCAAGGATGCATCGCTTGCACGATCCGTTTTTGCCCGCATGGATGACGTATCTCGTAAATCCACCAGCTTGGGACATTCGTAGTCATTGTGGTTTAGTCTCCTGTTTCCAGTGCCGCGCGGATGGCGGCTGGTCCGGCCTCCAGCAGTTGGACGTATGCTCGGAGGTCGTCTATACTACTCGCCAACCATGTATAAGCGGTCCCTATGCGAGCAGGCCAGTCGTCGAGCAAATATGCCACGTGGTCGCGGCCCAGGTGGTTGATGGATGCTATCAGATGCGAGTCTGGGCTCATCTTCTTTCTCCTTGCTTATGAAATACTGCTTCTAACAGCTTCGCCCTAGCACAAGCCTCACAGCGAACCATTGTCAAGGACTCACTCATTGTGCCAAAAAGCCTGTCTACATTCCTCCTTTGCTCTTCCTCGCACTCTGGGCAGAACGCACGCTCGCATTCTTGACATCTGAATCCTCCATCTTTTGATGAGAAGAAGGATCCGCATTTACTGCACTTCAGAGTCATTCTCTCCTCCTTTCTCTCTTTGCATCTTCCAAAAACTATAACATTCGAGCATGTTTGCTGAGGTATCGATGCAAGCAAGCTCGATCTCATTTGCTTCGCATTGTCCTGGTTCTAAGGGATTATGCTCTCCTCGCTTGCTGTTCCACTTGCAATCATACTTATCGCACAATACTCTGGTCATCTTCACCTCTCCTTTGTCTGCTTCGGCTCATATTCCTCGCACAACACGCAACGTGGATTCAGTTTTCCACTGAGGGTGCATATCGCTCGGCCTTGATGCCTCTCCAGATACACACACTGGGGCTGCCGCTGGGTTAGGTCTCTGGACATAGTTCTCACTCCACTAGCCAAAGGTCGTCTTCAGTAATCTCAGTATGGCAGTTCGGACAGTAGCCGACAGTTTGGCGCCACTCCATCGGATGCCAATCCCTCGAACGCCAATCGAGATTGGAATACCAAATGCCACGCTGATTGATCCAACTGCTGCCCAGCAGCAGAGGATCGTCAATGTCGGCGGTCAGCAGTGCTAAGGAACTGGTATCTATTGCCATAGAGAGGAGCTGGAGGACCGCAGAATGGGTCAATCGATCCCGCAGCGGAGTCAGGACATCCCTAACAAATACGGCCGTGTCGGAGAGCGATCCCTCTCCACTTCCAAAGATTCCATTATGAGCCACTCCCGCATCGCCACTCCAGTTCATTGATTGGAGATCGTCTGGATCTGCTGATATTGGGAATGGGTGAGTCATTGCCGCAGACCGAGAGCCAGAGGTTGCATGGCGAAAGTGCAGGACAGCCGACTGTGCAGGGCGGACCTTCTTCAATGCTGCTTTGAGGCTGGGGAGGTCCATAAAGCCTTTATGGATTTGGACCTGACCTCCGGAGAGCAGCATCAATCCAGCTCCATCAGGATTGGCAGCCCAGCACTGAGCGAGGGTCTTTGTTGATGGCCATCGCAATCCAGCGGATTTTGCTATGATGACACACATTTAATCTTTCTCCTTTCGCATTAGGGCTCTCCCGACTAAATACTGTCGAAGCTCCGCCCGTCGATCAGCCGTAGCATACTGGATGAAATCATCCCAGGCCTGCGGCTGGGCAATATCATCGAGTGAGGTCTCTGGGCGGCGGACGTAATGCCATAAGGCATCGATGGCTTGAATGGTTGCCTTGATCGTTTCAGGCTTCAGAGTCCCGCGGGGGAGGCGGAACTCGATTGTATCAGCGTTCTGATAATTTAGGACCTCATATCGGTCGTCCTGAATCGGAGGATAGGATGGACACGCTCTAAGCTCCTCAAGATGTTTCTCAGGAGGCTTGGATTTACAGTATCCATTGACCTTGCGGCGACAGAACTGTTGCCACTGCTGGAGATGATTATAGATGTGGACTCCGATTGCAAGTTGCTGACGTATCGATAGGCGGCGACGCTCGAGATGGATATGCAATCCGCAATCGCTTGTATTATGACTGTAATACCCAGCCTTGCTTACGATGTGGCAGATGTCCGCCCACGGATATTTGTGAGTGTGATAATGGGCAGAGGCGGGGTGGCTGATTATCTCAATGCCTTCATCGGACAGGGAGCCATCCTCCTCCATCCAAAACAAAGCCTCGGAGTCGGAGAGGTCCATTAGTTGATCGACAACATCGGCGCGCTCGCCACCATCGATTTCCAGTTCGACGCCAATCAGGGGCTCGCCATCATCGAGAGGATTGGGATCTGGACCTTCGTGATGATCGCGGATGCGGTGGCGCATCTCCTCCCAGCAAGCATCACAGATGTCATCGGTTGACATATCGCTGTAGTGATGGATCTCCCCGCATTCGCGGCACTCATAGTAGTCGTCTGAGTTGATGCAGGACTCGCAGACCTGTTGGCCATTCGCCAATATGGTCATGTCGTCCTCGGCGGCGTATTCACCGCAGTTATCGCACCGACCGTAACCTCCCAGGTCTATGCAGGAATGGCAGATCCGCTCGCCATTCGCCAGTATGGTCATGCCATCTCGGTCAGCATACAGATGACAATCATCGCACTGGGAGAATTCAGACTCGCATTCGGAGCATACGTATCCAACTCCCTCGAGATGTGTGAGTTCAGCCTCTCGACCGCATTCTTCACACTCCGAAAGTTTATTCAAAGTTTGAAAAAACATTCTTGATCCCGATCCGGAGGTCATGATGAGGCCTCCTCCGGATCCCACTGCCGGAACTCGAAGGAATGGCGAAGGAAGTCGGGAATGTTCTGAGGGCTGCGGCACAGCTCCCGATACGGGCACCCGCCATACCTATCGCAGGAGTGCTCTCCAGGACGCTGGGGAGCAAAGCGATCGAGCTCAGCGTCAGTCGGCGAGGGCATCGAGAGGATGCCAATGGCGGGCTTCATCTCCTGCTCCATCACTTGGATGATTTGCCGCTTGACCGAAGGCTCGAATGGAGTTACGCGGGGCATCGCGCGGTGGAAGCAATCCCTCCATGTCTTCTGCCCAGCGCGAGGATGGCCGGACTTAGTCATGAGGGGATTCTCCACATTCGCGTATGTCAGGATTGTGACATCGATGATGGCAAAGGGCGCGATGCGCCCCTCCCCGAGGATGTCCATCCCTTCCACCAGGGGCGCAAGGCGCCCCGCAGTGCGGCCTGCTCGAAGGAGGCGCTCTGCTCCAAGCTGGTATCCTGTCAATTGCCAGGAGGGGAAGAACTGCTCGAAGAAATGGTGCCCATAGCGGGATGTGGTCTTATGGTCCATAACTACTATGTTGCCATTCCCCCTGTGCTGCAGCACCTTATCAACTCTGCCCCTCCATACGAGCCCGTCAGCAAGTTCCACGCTGAAGACATTCTCGTTGAGGAGCATCATCCAGGGGTTCTGCTCCGGAGGGTAGGCCTCCACATAGCGATGCAGCAGGAACTCGATGCGGGACGGAGAGCGAGGATCCTCTGGAGGCGGGTCATAGCCATCGAGGGCCTCTGCAGTAGCGATGGCAGGATTCCAGGATTGCCATAGGGATGCCATGCCCCTATGCCATGCCGCACCAGCAGAGAGGGCTGGGGAGGGAATGCGAGGGACCTGGCCTCTGATGTAGTGCCAATAGAACATGCGCGGGCAGATGAGCCATTCATGCATCATGGAGTAGTCACACCACATCACCCCATCAGTCAACTGGCTCGCCATCCCGATCCGAATGTCATTCATTCGGGCCCTCCTTTGAGCCACTCCTGGACCCGCTTCGCATTGCCCCAGCATTCGGATGGGGCATGCCAATAAAGGTGATGGTGGAGGGTCTTCAATGATTGGAGGCAATCTGGGTCGGCATGGCTGAGGGCACCACTGAGGTCATTCATCAGCACAGCCTTCAGGAATCCACCAGGCTCGAGCCTCCGATGGATGTATTGGTTGAGGGATTGGAGGATCCGTCGGGGGATTGTGTTCTGCATTTGCATTTCTCCTTTCAGACGCTTATGACCTTGCCCTGCTTCAGCATTTGCCGCATCCGCTTAGCCGACTCCCCTCCAGCATCCAGGATGCGCTGGACCTCCGAATGGGGAAGGCGGAGGGCAGAGGTATGGGTAGGAGCCTTCTGGGCCTTCCGGAGGCGCTTCAGGGCCCAGTCCGCGCGGGCCGTCTGGCGGCCGCGGCGGAGGGCCTCCGCGCGCTCAAGGAGCTCCTCTGTGGAGAGGGCCTTGAGCTCCTCGGGGGGACTCGGAGGGATTTGGATGTCGGCTGAGGGGACAATCATTTGCCTCCCCATATCTCGTCCTGACATCATCACGATGCTGGATTCTCCATCGCGCTCCCAAAGAACGCGGCACTTCTGACCTTTGTATCGCATTTATTCCTCCTGGGCCGTCTGGCGGCCCTCCGCGCTTATGATTGACCAAAACTGACGGCGCATCGACGAGAGTTGCTGATCGAGGTCGATGCACAATTGAGAGAGGGGAGTAGGAGTCATCCCTCGGATGAGGGCCATCGCGTGATTGATGGAGTCAGCGATGAGGTCCTCTGGATGGCCGTCTGACGGCATGCGAGACAGGAGGTCCTGCTCCCAATCGTCTGTGATTGAGGCCTCAAGGAGGTCCGCAATCGCATCCCTGATGATTTGGTTTGATGACATTGAGAGGCTCCAATGAAGTTTATTCAAAGTTTGAAATAACTTTCTCCATTCCGCCCAGGGTCCCTTTTGGGCCCCCATCCTATCCCGCTCGCTTCGGATGGGGGAGGCGGCGCTGGAGAGGCGACATGAACCCAGAGCGAGGCCGCCAAAGAACATCATTCACCTTCGCCATTCGTCATTCGCCGACCCACCAGGGATCCGCTGATGCATCACAGGCGTCGGCCAGGGCATCCTCGGCCAACCTCCCTGCCCGCTGCCCGTCGTTATTGACGAGGGGGAGGATGACGGCCTTGATGGAGTCATAGAGGGGCTCCTGATGGGGGCCACCGAAGATGGCATCCTGGATGATTTGGCGGATGAGGTCCACCTCCGCAGCGACCTGCTTCGGGTTGGCCCCTGAGGCCCTGCAGGCATCATCGATGAGGAGGACCGAGAGGCCCTCCTCCATCTCCTTCGTCAGGCGCCCATACACCTGTCGCCATACGATTCTTCTGAGTTCGTCATTCATTGTCATTCTCCTTTCTCTGCGATCGGGCCAGAAGGCGTCGCGCCTCCGCCTTCGTCATTCCGCCCATCACCCGCACCATCACATCATTCATCCGAAGCGTCTTGCGGGCGATGGCGAGTTGGTGACTTCTGGAGGGATTGTCATTCATTGTCATTCTCCATCATTTGGCGGGCCGTCAGACGGCCAGCAGGTGACTTCTGCATATTCATTGCCTTGCGTTTGGAGGTCGAGTTCGACGCTGCCGACAGTGCGGAGGCGACGAACCTGCTGGGCGTTGAGGTCGTGCATCATCGTGAGGTCATCGACGGCCTCATCGAATGTGTCGCATTCCGTGATGTGGTTCGGAGTGCATCCGTGGATGCCTGCCATTGCAACGTATTTGGAATCCATTGTCATTCTCCTTGATGATGGGGCATCCCCGAGGTCGATCCTCGGGGATGGGTTCTTATGGCCATCACGCTTCAGGATCGATCATCGAGCCGACGTAGTTCAGCAGCGTGGCCAGACTGTTTGCCTGAACGTATGTCCCTCTATCCTCAGCGACGCCTTCGGCGAGGATGGCCCTCGCCATTTCCTTGATCGTCTCATATTCGGCTATGTCCGATTTTGGAGGCCAGCCGGGGAAGTAGACGTTCTCATTTGATTGCTGCAGCGCCTCCTCTGCCTTGAACAAGAGCTCTGCGCTTCTTCGTCGATGGTCCATTATCATTCTCCTTTCTCTGCGTATGGGCAGGCGGAGCATTGGGGATTCAGTTCGCCTGTCAGGGTGCAGACTGTGCGGCCCTGAGCAGGGGTGAGGAATGGGCAGGAGGCGTCCCGAAGGCCGACCTCATGGCCGAACCAGCGCCTGACCTCATCGAATGTCAGGCGTCCTGCTCTCACATCGTCAAACAAAGTCCTTGCATTCATATCATTTCTCCTTACGACCTTCTTCGAGATTGGCCCTTCGCACAGTGCGGGGCCGTCAGATGGGCACCTGCTGAAATATGCACTACGTCCAGCAGGTGCGGGGCCGGTGGCCCTCAACTCACAAGCCTGGTCAACTGCCCATTCTTCATTATGCCTCTGGCATACCAGGTGTGAGGCTGAGGGTGCCAAGGACCCTCCAGGGTGACGGGACCATCATTGGGGATGGTCCCGATCCCAGGCTGAAACACCTCAACAGGCTCGCCTGCCCTGAGGGCTTCACGGAGAGCCTTCTTCGTGCGGAAGTTAGGACGAACGTAAGCCATGATCGCCTCTCCCTTCGCCTTCGATGAACTCTGTTATTGCTGCCTCAATGATCGCATCTTCAGACGATGCGAGCAGGCCGTTGGCGGACTCGCTGAGGCAACGCCTGAAGCGTTGGAACTCCTCAGATGAAGTAGGGAACCCATCGACGAATCTGCGGATGCGGTCAGCCGCATCCTCGACGTCTGCACTACACACTATGACACGCATTGTCAGATCTCCTTTCTTTTTGTCGAATGCCCGAAGGCCCGAAGGCCCAAACTGGAGTTTCTTCAAAGTTTGAAGAAACTGAGTGGATGGAGGGAGGCGCCACCAAAGGCGCCTCCCCCGTTGACGGTTAGTCCTGAACCTTTCGCGTCAGCATCTTTCCAAACTCAACCCTGCTTCGCAAATCCGCATCTGTCCAGAACGAATTGCAAACGAGGTCCCCAGTGTAGGATCGGATAAGCTGGACGTGATCGCAGGTGCACTCTCCGAAATCGTTGAAGACACATTCACGATTCTCGCACTCTATCGAATGCCCGTTGGCCGTTTGACGGCTACGAAGGCCCAAAGGCCCGAAGGCCTCATCCTCGATGTCGGACACCACATCCACGAGGTCCAAATGCCCTCTGCTGTAGAGTTCGTGGCCTAAGAGGTCGAGGAGGGTGAATAGCTTTTCATTCTGCATTGTCGAATCTCCGTTGACTGTTTGCGAATGTTGCACGGTGAATTGGCGGAGTGGCAAGACGCTAATATTGAATTAGCGTCTTGCCACTACTGTTGGCTTGCTTATTCGGATTCGTCGGCGTTGGAATCGGATTCGTCGGAGTTGGGCCAATCGTCGGGGAACCCGTCGAATCCAGGTAACACCGACAATCCTTTGTCCATCGCATCACGGACGGCGGATACAAACTCGTTACCCTGTAGGCCGAGCGCCATCGCTTGCCGACTTAGATCGAGCATACGGTTACGATCTCGTTCCCGACGTTCCGCCTCCGCTTTCGCCTTAGCCTCAGCGGTTGGTGACGAATACGACCGAACGAAACAGCCGACTAAGCCCTTGCCAATTAAACCCGCATCGGCAAGGACGCCGAGAATCCGGCGCGCGCGGGCCACACCAGTTTCGGCCTGCAGACTGATACCAACGTCGTATTGAACATTAGTAGCGGCATGCATTTGCCCATCCGCACCGATTACACCATTGGCAATCAAATCGTCCAGTTCCGCGACCGACTTCACCGACTTAGTCCAGATCAGTTTCCGCTTTGCCATTGTCTTTCCCCTATCCTATGGCAATGCCAACGTATCGCACTGGTGGCCGCACCACGCGGCCGAGAAACCTAACACGATGTCGGCTTGCCGCCATAAATTATCAAAGAACACTATAATAAGGCGCAAAAACTGTGCCAATTGGCGAATGTTGAATGAAAACTGTCGGTTTTGGTGTCGTAAAGTGTTGTAGGGAAAGAGTTTAGGGAAATTGTAAAAAACTGTAACGAAACAGCGTTGACAACGATTCAAGGTTTGGTGTCCGGTATCGTGGACAGAGTTTTTTCAAAGGTTTACGTAAACTGTTGTAGGGAAAGAGTTTAGGTGTCTTGTTCGGTATTGTGGATAGTGTCCACGATAGTGGACAACACTACATGTTGTGGGTGCGGATTCAACGGTTGTAAAGGCGTGCGTTCGCGAATCAATTATTTCACGCCGAGTTTTGAAATAACTTCCACTATATATGGTATAAAGTATGCTGTTTCGCCGCGAAACATACAAGATATGGTATAAGGTTAATTCATTATTTCACGTCGGGTGCGATTCTATGGAATTGTAAAATTGACAGATCTGAAACCGTTATATATATATTATATTATTAGATATATTAGTATTATATATATATGTATATATGTATATATGTATATATCATATCATATTGCATGCTTTCTAATCGTTCAATTCGTCAATTCGCCGCCCGTTCCGACGGCGAACCCGCGGCAACGTGAATGAATTAACTGTTTTCGCGACCGATTCCGCAAGGTCTTGTTGTCAACGCGACGTTACCCACGACATATAGTATCCGTTATTTCATTATGGCTTGTGCGTTATTGTTACATGTTGTGGGTGGGGTGGACGGGTATACTATATGTTGTGGATTATCCACAAGATGGGGTGTGAAAAAACCGCACAATTGTGTGGGGGCGAATTTGCGAATTATGAGTTCAACGCATTCTCCGGCGAATTGAGACTGATATTAGATTAGGGGTGCAATGATACCGGTATGCAATCGGATTGTATCTGTGGCCCGCTCTGTGCGTCTGTGGCCGCGGGTGCATATCGTCCGTCGGCGGTCCGTCGGTCGGTCGATCAAGTAGATTCATCGATTGATGATTGTTGACATAATGCGATTCAGAGTTTCACACATTCGAGATTCGAGATTCAGAGATTCACGATTCGAGAAGGGGGCCGTCGATGATTCAAGGTTGGGCGCGCGGGCGGGCGCGCAGGCGGGCGCGCGCGAGGCATCCCCCCAGGCCCCCCTGCGGAATTCCTCTAACCCCTCCCTCATCCCTTCATCATATTTTTCACTTATTGTGCTGACGACCCTCCCGACCCGAAGCGGGCCGCCACAATGAGTTTTCCGCGGAATATCCTTGACAAACACCACAATACATCCTATAATAGTAGCAGCCCCCAGGGCCGTCAAGTTTCTTCAAACTCTGAAACAACTCCTCCAGGGGATGTCCAAATGTCCGACTCCAGTCGAGCCCTTCTGATGGATCGCATTGGGGCGCCTCCTTCTCCCGACCGCCCCGGAGTCCTCCCATCTGATTATGGTGAGGTCGCCGAGCGGCTGTTGAAGGGAGAATCAGCAGGGGCCATCGCCGAATCAATGAATGTCCAAGAGCGATCCATCCTCCGCCTCAAGGACGACCCTCGATTCCTCGACATGTTCGTCATGCTTCAGGACCGCGCAATGGAGGTGTTCGGCGACCGAGTCGCTGAGTGTGCGGAGAATGTGGCTGACCTTCTTGGGGCCGCTGGACCGCTGGCTGCGGCTACTCAAGTCGAACTCCTCGACGATGCTGACCCCTCGATTCGCCTCCGCGCTTCAAAGGCCATTCTTGAGTGCTTGGGCGTTCAGGGGCGAGGCGGCCCAACGGTCAACGTTACTACCAATGTCATAACTCCTGAGCTGAATGACCACCTCCGTGCAGGGGTAAGGGATTTGTTCGGCATTGACATTGCGGTCCCGGATGCGGACGAGGGGGCAGAATGACGAACGAACGACTGAAGGAGAATGACCTCCTCTCTGCTTTGCAGAGGGGCTCGCCGACCGAGCGGGTAGCTGCCATTCGTGTCCTCGCCTCCTCCTCTCTCTATCTCTTCGCGAGGGTCATCCTTCAGAAGGACTATTTACGCCCGCATCCCCATCGTGCCGTCTGTGAGTTCCTCGAATCCCCAAGCCCTCAGCATCGCCTCCTCGTCCTCCCTCGTTCATTCCTCAAATCGACCCTCAACTCCCTAAGCCTTCCCCTTTGGATGGCTCTCCAAGATCCATCCCTCACCATCCTCCTGGTCACGAATAGCGATGACAACGCGAGGAAGATGCTTGGGGAGCTCCGTACGACCATCGAGCGCAACGAGCTGTTGAGGGCACTGTGGCCCGAAGTGATCCCCGCGTCCGCGTCTGAGGCGGAGAAGTGGTCAGACAGCCAGGTGTGTCTCAAGCGCAAGGTGGTCAGCAAGGAAATGACGTTCGAGGCAGCCGGCGTCTCGACTACGATGACGGGGCGCCATTATCGCAGAATCATCGTCGATGACCCAGTAGCCGCGAAGCGAGACGACCGGACGGGGGAGGAGGCAGCGCCGACCAAAGATGACATTGATACTGCCATCTCCTTCATCTCGAAACTCCGTCCGTATTTCACTGATCCCAGTGAGACTCGCGTCTACCACTCAGGAACACGATGGGCTCACTATGACCCCATCGCGTACCTCAAGGGTCTTCAGCGTGCCGATGGTACGCCCCTGGTCGCCACATTCGAGATGGCGGCACTCGACGCTGAGGGGAGGGCCACGTACGAGCGATATCCAGTGGGGGTGCTGGATGACATTCGGGCTGAGGTCGGACCATATTTGTGGGCATCCCAGTACATGAATCAGCCCATAGCTGAGGTGGATCACCTCTTCAAGAAGGAGTGGCGCAGGTATTGGAGTCGAACCCCTCCCAATGACTCCATTGCGGCCCTCCCCAATCTTGAAGACTTGTGGATTGCCATCACCCTCGATCCGGCTAACCGACAGCATAGGCACTCCGATTATACTGCTCTGGTAGCGGTAGGGTCGGATGGGTCGGGCAACTGGTATGTGCTGGATTATGTCAAGAAGCGAATGGCTCCAGAGGATACGGTGAAGGAGGCTGTGAGGATGTATGAGAGGTGGAATGCGAGGGTTTTGGGGGTGGAGTGCGTCGCTGCCCAATTGACATATAAGAAGTGGATTGATGCGTATGCGAGGGATCACAATCTCTATATCAAGACGCTGGAATTGAAATCGAAGAATATTGCTGAAGCCAAGCAGCGAAGAATCGAATCGATTCAGCCGCTGTGTGCGAGGGGGCAACTGTTCTTAGAGCAGGGGCGCAGTGCTGCCCTTGAACAGGAAATGGATGAGTATCCCAATGGGAGGCATGATGACCTCCTCGATGCCCTCGCATACCATACTCAGTTGGCTCGTCGCCCAACTGCGCGGGTTGCGGAGAAGGTTGTGGCTGACTGGGCAAAGGACCCTAATGGGGGGCCGCCCTTGCTGACCTTCGAGGGTATGCGTAGGCGCCTCAACCAGATGATTGGTCGAGGGCGCGGGAGGGAGGTGGCATATGTGTCAAGGGATTTCGTCGTATGATGTGGCTCGTCGGATCGCCCGACGGATTGTCCATGAGCAGAATCACCTTCGTGGATTCATTATGGGTGAGGGCGAGATGGCAGAAGTGATATGTAATGAGTTTTTTCAAATGTTGAAAGAACTCGCCGAACAGCAGAGGCCGTTAGACGGCCAGAGGAGTAAGAAAGATGAGGAATGATAGGTTTACTGCTGTGACTGCGGAGAGGTTGGATGACGCCTTTCTTGGTTATGGCAAGACGTTCTTTGTGAATGCGAATGCCACTGACGCACAGGGGAACAGCATTGCAGGAGCCACTACGGGGTATGGCCGTGCGTGGACTGCGCCCCTTGATAGCATCAAGAGCGCTCTTGCGCAATGCGTTGCAGGGCGTGGGGATCGCATCGTGCTTGGCAGCAGCCATACAGAGTCCATTAGTGCTGATGGTGACTTGGACATCGATAAGGCTGACGTGTCTGTAATTGGACAGGGTTACGGAGACAATAGGCCCCTTCTAACCATTGATACGGACGCGGGAGCGAACATCCTCCTTAGTGGAGCTGGTACGCTGCTCGACAATGTGCGGATTAGTATAGCCATCGATGCGGCGGCAGCACCCATTGTGGTGTCTGGAGCTGGATCGCGATTGTCGAGGCTGGAGATTGTTGAGGCGACCGATTGCGAGGCAGTGGATCTGCTGTCCGTTGGAGCTGCCGCTCGCATTGTTCTTGAAGACATTGTTATTGAGGGACAAAACACAGGAGATGGAGATGCTCATTGCGCGGTGCATCTCAACGGCTGCGATCAGTGCACCATCCGCAGATTGACCGCCAGAGGGGGCGATTGGGAGGAGGGAGTAATAAAGAATGAGGGTGACGAAGCGTTGGATGTCCTCATTGAGGATTGCACCCTCATGACTGAAGCCACTGAGAACATCCTACTTGCCTTTGATGCCAATGCGACGGGTATGGTTACTCGATTTAGGGGGCGTCTAGGCGGAGCTGGTGGAGCCAGCGAGATTGAGAATGCTCTCGTTCTGGGTAAGGTCAATCTTGGCGAGGACGTAGGCATAGCTCTGGCCGATGGGGGTAACATTGTCCCTCTGACCGGAGGCGGAGGTGGGCCTATAACCATTGCTGGAGCTCCGACCGCAACACAGCATTTCTATGTAAGTCCTGATGGGGCTTCAACGAACAGTGGCGAGTCGTGGGCGACGGCGTTGGATAGTATTGATAATGCCATCAATAAGTGCACCACGTCAGAAGCAAACGTCATTCATGTAGATGCGCGGTATACGGAGAACGTTGCTGATGCGACGTCCATTGTCCCTGATATAGCTGATGTTTCGATCATTGGTGAGGGAACGGGAGACAACCGACCCATAATCACTATGACGAATGCCGCGGGTAATATCCCCATCAGCGGAAACGGCGTTCGGCTGGAGAATATGATCATTACGGTTTCTGGGACAACCGACGTAACTGCCGCGGTTACGATTAGTGGTGCGGGAGTCACGCTTCGAGATTTGGAGTTTCGAGGAGTTGATACAGATACTGACATCTCGAGCTGCATTCTTACTACTAACGCCGCTGATCGTCTACGCGTTGAGAGGTGTTCGTTCAACGTCGCTGATACCTTACCATCACATGGAATAAACATCGTTGGTCCGGTTGATGGGCTCGTCGTTCGAGGGTGCCACTTCAGTGGAACTTTCAGTACGGCCTGTGTGGATTTCACTACAGGAGCTTGTACGAATGCACTCATTGAGGATTGCACGTTCCACAATAAGAGTGCTGCAGTAACGAAGGATGTCGTGGATACTGTCGGAGGATCGACATTCATTGTGCGTAATTGTTGGGACGGAGTTGCTGGGTATGAGATTGCAGGAGGGGGCGATCGTGATGTTGCATACTCAGGGACGGGACCGATTCTGCTTACGAAGGTGGATGGCTCTCCGTTTACTGCTTCCGCCGTTGATTTGTTCAATTTCATCGGGAGGATTAGCATTGATAACATTGATGGACACATTAGTCAAGCGATCCAGGCCCAAGCGACGACGGTGGCACTGAAGGTGAAAGCGTCCCAGGCGGCAGCGGCTGTCGATCTCGATGCGGGTACGCTGGACATCGATGGGTTTGCTGTTGATAGCGACATTCACTGGAACAAGGATGCGAGTGATGCCCTTGTTGGCACTACTGATGTGAGCGTGTATGAGGGGTCGGCAACGGCTGTCCAGCATTCGTTTACGGCGTATGGGAAAGCCATCACGAGCGCAATTACCGTAACAATGGGGGCCGCTAGTACGGGGCAGATTGTTTGGACCCTCGCATATACGCCTTTGACTCCTGGAGCGTACGCAAAACCGGCTTAACCGAGTTTCTTCAGACTTTGAAATAACTCTTGGAGAGATATATGGCACACATCACACATAAGTGGACCGATCCGGGCATCCCTGACTATGCTCAGTTTGTGGCGGGGCAGCCTCTCAAGCATGGACTAAGTCTGCTGGCGGATATGGCTCTGGGCCCCTGGAATGCGGCGGCCAAGCATCGACTCCTCCACGTTGTGGGCTTTGTCCACCTGCGTCTTGCCATCATGGTGACCGAGAGTCTGGACTCGGCGGGAGGTGCATTCGTGTTTGAAGGGGTAGGGCCGTCGTCGAACACTGACCTCTACTATACCAACGCATCCCCTCAGATTACCCTGCAGACGGGAGCAATCCTCCAGAAGAACGGATTGCCTACACCATACCTCACGCCCACCTCCGATGCTGTGTGGGAGGGGGTAGTGGGGCATGATGTGTTCTACGAGATCACTGGGGCGGCGGGATCGGATGGACAGATGTTGTTCGTGGCATACTGGACGGCAGTGGCTCCTGGTTCGCGTGTCGATTTGGGGGATGGAGCATCATCATGATTGAAGTGGCAGTCATTCGTAGAAACGTCTCTATAATCCGAAACAGTGGAGGCTTCGACCTCCTGACGCTCGAATTCGTGATCGAGGGCAAAGAGTATCTCGGCATCCGCGTCGTACAGGTGCCAATCACTACAAGTCTGGAGGATAAGGCTCTGCTGCCTGCTGTGATGGCAGAGGTAAAGGCGGAGGTTGAGCGATTGCTGATGGCTGAGGCTGATGCAGAACTCGCCAAGCAGAAGGTGCCGGAGCGATGGACTCTGAGCGTGGAGTCAGGTGATGTCGGATGAGTGGATCAGACCTGATAAGGCATACGATAAGAGCACTTCGCCAACATACTGGAATAGTCCGAGCAATGCTATCGATGATTCGGTAACTACTTATGCAAGGGCAATATTGCCTGACGCTGGCGGCATGACATGGTATATGGCGATTCTGGAGATGTGGTATGGCGAGAGTGCTACTGGACCAGATGACGCAACCGAGAAATCGCTCAGTAAGGCATGGCTCAAGTTTCAGGCACAATCACCCTGCGGAGATGGTAAGGTTTTGTGGCATCTATATGCCTATTATAATGACGCTTGGCGGGATGTTGTGTCTGGAAAATCTGGGCAGGTTAGTATCGATGGGGAATACTCGATTGGGTCTGGAGGAGAGTCGGTGAAGGGATTCAAGTTTACGATAGTTCCCGACCTCAGTGGACCTGGTTGCGCGGGATATACCTTTACTGGCGATCTTTACGATGTCGTTGGGTGGGAGGTGGAGTCGGGTGGGGTCCCTCCTGGACTATTTGAGAGCATGATGGAGTAATCGAATGTGCGAACGGAGCCAAAAGTGATGGCAATAAGAGGCAAGTCAATCACCATAACCTACACTGCGTGGGATACGGCGAATAGCGTAGGGAAGACGGGAGACTCAACGAATCATACGTTGCGGCTGATTCGGGATGGGACGGCTGTCGCTCCCTCTGGATCGCCTGCGGAGGTCGATGCGACGAAATGCCCCGGCGAGTATAAGATTACTTTGACGGCAGCGGAGATGAGTGCGGATGTGGTCGTGCTGGCGGGAAAGAGCGATACAGCGGATGTTGTGATCCTCCCCGTCCGGATGACCACATCAGTAATGCCTCCAATGTAATGCGGTCTATTCGATGGCGTAGCCCCAACATACAGAAAAGGAGGATGCGAGTGAAGAAGATTAGTTGGGCTACTGTGGTGATGGGTGCGTCGGCCCTCACAGCAGGAGCGTTTGGGTATGGTGCCCTGAGCCAGACGGTCAGCGACAACTCGGCGAGAGTAGAGAGGTTGGCTGTTGAGCATAAGCGAATGATGGAGATTTTGATAAAGGTTGATAGGAATCAGGCGCTCCTCACTCAACGTCTTGAGGAGCATTTGAGGCGTACAGGAGATGAGTAATGCTGAAACTGAAGGGTAGGAGAACGAAGATTACGGCCGTCTTTACAGTGCTCTGGAATGCTGCTTGTGAGATATTCCCAGTGCTTGAGCCCATCCATACGCCGGTCAATGCATTGATGGCGGCGCTGATCGCGTGGTTTCTCCACGATGCGGAGAGGTGAAGGATGACGAGGAGAAAAAAGATGACGAATCCGAGAGGACAAGCGAGACCCAGAGATGGTAGGGGCGGCGGACGCGGCATGGCTGGCGGACGGCGATCCGGGAGGAACATAGGGGCCTGCTCGCGCGGCGGCCCAGGCCACGGTCGTGGCGGCGGCCGAGGCGGCGGTAAGGGCCGGCAAGGATGATTCGAAGGTCGCTCGGTCGCCAGGATTGCTTGCGGATGGGAGTGCGACCGAGCGACTGAATGAGGAGGACGATGATGGCGAAGAAGTGGATCAAGGGGGCAATCAAGCGTCCTGGCGCATTCAAGGCAAAAGCGAAAAGGGCCGGGATGAGCACGTCGGCCTATGCGAAGAAGGTAACGAAGCCAGGCAGTAAGGCGAGCACCAGGACGAAGAGGCAGGCCAACCTTGCGAAGACGCTCAGCAAGATTAGAAAAAGGGGATGAGTGGTGCCGCTACCAACTAAAAGGAAAGATGAGACGACGAAGGAGTTCATCAAGCGCTGCATGAGGAGCACGGTGATGGAGGCGGAGTTCCCAAATCAGAAGCAAAGGCTGGCGGTATGCTATAGTCAGGCTCGGGCTCGCAAGAAAGGGGGATCATGATGCGGCTTGCGGCTGTAGGTAGAGTGGTGGTGAGGGAGGTGGAGGGGGGCGATTGGGAGGTGGAGCGGATAGAGGACAGTCCTGCGGATGCTGCGAGGTTCGTGCAGCAGCATCAAGAGGAGGATGGGGATGAGGTTCAGAGCTGAAGTAAAGCGAATTCGGATGACTGCCTGTGTGGAGTTCAGTGTTGGGAGTGATGGAGGTAGGTATATGGATAGGATTCAGATACGTAAGGACGACATCCCTGAGGTGAAATTCGTGTTGGTGGAGGGCGAGGCGGGGGACTTGGCGGATGCGAGCTATTCATTCAGGCTCAACGATCAGGATGGGGAAGAGGTGTTCAGTGTGGCGAATGCGAAGTTCGACGCAAGCAAGCTTGCGGATGAGGGGTACGTGATGATGGCGCTGTCTGCTGAGGATACCGCGACGGCAGTGAGCGGGGGCGATGCGGAGCTGAAGGCGGAGGTGGGCGATGCCATTTATACGGTGTATGTAGGAGTGTGGGATATTATTGCGGACTTGGTTTGAGTTTCTTCAAAGTTTGAAAAAACTCCAGGGGAGGCCAGATGGCGGCCAAGGATGAAATTCAGCGATGGCAGGAGCGAATCAAGGCAGCGGAGAGGTTCCGCGACGAGAGTGGTGGGAGCTCGTGGAACATATATCGTCAGGCATATAACAATCGGTTTGAGGAGGAGCTGCATGGGGACCAGATGGTGTCCTCTCGTCCTGGGAGCAAGATCACATATAATTTGGTGTTTGCCAATGAGAAGGCGTTGAGCCCCGCGATCAATGTTGCTCATCCTCGTGTCTATCTTTACCCCAGGCGCGATCCTAACGCATTCCTCCACGTCAAGGCGCTGGAGGCAGTGGACAATATGCTGATTCAGGTTTTGGGAATCAGTAGGGAGTTGCGCCTCGCGCACAAGGATACATACCTCTATGGGAGGGGGTTTGTGAAGATGGGGATACATAGGGAGTTCACTCCGGTAGGGCTGGATCCGGGACCTGGAGGAGGACCACGAACGGAATACAACGTCAACATTCGTCAGGGTCTCCCCTGGTGCATCCACACTCCGGCGCAGATGGTATATGTCCCGTGGGGCAGCACTCGATTCAATGACTTGAGAGCCATATTCCACAGAATTGTTAGGCATATCGATGACGTGCGAGCGGACCCTGCGTATGATTCGAGGGTGGCTCGGAAACTGAAGCCAAATCTCATTGCTGGGTCCCTTGAAGGGGGATTCAGGATGAATGGTCCACTGTCAGACAGGGATGTGAATACGGAGTTGGTGGAGTTGTGGGAAATCCATGATCTGAGGGAGGGAGCAGTCAGAGTGATGTCTTTTGATAGCGATGAATGGCTGCTGAACTTTAGACATGGGACATTGTGGAACCCGTTTGAATCGACGGTGTGGAATGAGGACCCAACGTGCTTCTGGGCACAAGGGGATGTAGGTCAGTTTTGGTATCAGCAGCTGGAGATGAATAGTGTGAGACACACGATGAGGCGGCTGCGTCGAATGATTCTCATTCGGTTCTTGGTGGAGGAGGGGACGTTCGATGAGGAGCAGCTGAGCGATTTGACAGATGAAGACGTGTTTGATATGGTCTTGAAGGTGAAGGGGGCACCGAGGGATGCAATCGAGAAGCTGGTTCTGGCAGACATTCCTATAGGCCTGTTCAACTATGCCGAGCTGATTCGGCAGGATGTGAGGGAGATTACGGGACAGGGGCGAAACCAGATGGGCGAGTATGATAGGTCAACGAGGCGGACAGCGACAGAAGCGGGGATCGTGGCGGGCGGAGCCGCGAGCAGGACGTTGGAGAAGCGGAGGGATGGGATTATGATATTTGAGCGAATCATTAGGAAGATGAATTGGCTAATCACCAGATACTGGACAGAGGCGGAAGCGGTAGAAGTGGGAGGAGGGGGACCGGATGCGCTGCGCTTCCTTCTATATTTCAGAGCCTCTGATATGCGAGACATTGATTATGGAATCACTACTGAGATCGTGAGTGACGAGCCGGAGACGCCGTTGGAGAGGGAACAGAAGGCGATGAACCTCATGCCCGTGTTGGGTCCTCAGATGACTCAATATCTGATGAGCCTGATGCCCAATGTAGCGAGTGGAACGAGGGCTGGAGTGATGTTGGGTCCAGTGGGCCAGCAGCCGATTCCTGTGAGAGGGCCAGGGCAGCCGGTTCCTGTAGGAGGACAGCATGCCCCTGTATGATATCAAATGTTTGGAGTGCGGACATCGGATGGTGGACCAATTCAAATTGATGGATGATCCGTATCCGATGTGCCCTGAGTGTGGAGGGGAAATGGCATTCGATTGGGAAGGCGAGGCGCCCGCTGTATGGGATTTCTCCAAGTATGAGGGACTGTGGGAGGACCTTGATGTTGAGCCAATAGAAATTAGGTCGCGTGGGCAACTGCGTGAGGAGTGTCATAAGAGGAACTTGACTTCTAAGTTGTTGGAATGGTGAAAGGTGGTGGATGATGAGTGAAGGGACGGCACATAGTGCTGAGGCGGGGTCGGCCTCGCCGACGAGTGTAGATGAGATGGTTGAGAAGCGGATCGCTGCGGAGGATGCTGCGCGCGAGAAGAGGTCGAAGGACAGAGGAAAGCGCACTCGATCCATAACCGTTGACTTCTTCGAGCGAGGAGCGCCTGTCGTAACGTTCTGGGGGAAGTTTGATGGTCATCGGACCTCCGTTGCTATGAATGCCATAGGGAAGGCCTTTCGGAGACGATCCGGGAGACGGACCTTTGAGGAATTGATGGCGCGGGAGGCTGCGATGGAGAAGTTTGATCAAAATGTGGCCGCTGAGCGGCCGAGGAGACGACGAAATGGCTGAAGAACCAGTAGGCCCGCAGCCAGGAGCGGGAACGCCAAATGTTGGTGAGAGTGCTCCAGATGGCGGTCCGGCGGCGGATTCGCAAGGCGATCCGACGACGGCCGATGGTGGCGAACTTAGTTTGGAGCAATTGCTGGAGAAGTCCGAGGCGGAGAACGCACAACTGCGAGGGGTTCTTGAGAACCCTGAGGTGCTAGCAGCTTTGGAGGCAGTACGAGCGCAGCAGCAACAGCAATCTCCGGCGCAGGCGACGGATTTGGGAATCAACTTTGAGGGTATGACGGTTGGTGAAGCACTCAATGCATATCATCAGATGGCAACGGAGCGCCTCCCTACATACATTCAGAGCATCGTAGGTAGGGCTCTGGAGGCTCACTCAAAGCCGCTTGTGGAGGATACGCAGGCCCTCAGAGGGCGGATCGCTCGAATGGAGTTGACTTCGCAACTCGCAGAAGCTAATGAACAGTTCGCCGACTTGCGTCTTCACAAGGACGAACTGAAGGCCACCCTTCAGAAGTATCCTGGGATGACCGCTGTGGAGGCATGTCGTGTGCTTGGGCTCAAGCAGAAGGAGGCGCCTCCACCTCCTATCCCCTCTATGATGCCTGCAGGTATGGAGGAGGGGCTGGAGCGGATTGAGCCGCTGGAGAAACCCTCGACCCCGACAGTGGGTCGTGATTCGGAGATTTGGGATGAGGTGGATAGGTTCTTCAAGACCTATGGTCCGCCTCCTATTTCATCGTGACTTGGATAAGGGAAGGATAGAGTATGGCTACACATGGTGTCACCACTGCTCCATCTGCTACCACCATATACTTCGACAACCTCTATACCAGTACATGGGGGAAGAAGCGTCTTGGATACATCGACCAGACGTTCGCTGAGAGCAAGAACCCCTTCTGGTTTTGGATGACGAAGAAAGGGCAGATGGATACGCAAGTCGGTGACGACTTCATTAAGATTGACCTCGAGTATGCAGGGATTGGATCGGTCAAGTCGATAGGCCGAGGCGGGACACTCAGCCGTCCCGATCCCCAAATCATGACTACGGCCTACTATCAGTGGGGAACCGTAGCTGGCTCTCTGGTGCGATACCAGGCGGATGAGCGGACCAACCGAGGGCAGGCGAAAATCTATGACATGCTCAAGAAGAAGCTGGAGCGCCTTCGGAAGGACATCATTGAGGAGTATGAGAGGCAGTTGCATGGGGATGGAACAGGCTCGAATGGCCTCGACATCAACGGGCTTGACAATCTGATTTCTGCCACTCCCGAAAGCGGGACAGTTGGGAACATCAACGCAGCAGACCATAGCTGGTGGAGGAACACATACAAGGCAGCGACTGGAGTGAGTTCGGACTGGCTTCGACGTGATATGCGATACGTACATAATAAGGTGTACGTAGAGTCAGGAGAGTTCGCTACCTTCCTGTACGCTGACCAGCCAGCATGGGAAGCGTACGAGGACGAGTGCCTTGAGTTCAAGCAGATCGTCAATAAGGATTGGGCGGACGCGGGGTTCGCCTCCCTTAGATTTAGGAACGCTGATGTAGTGATGGGTGCATCCCGGCTTCACGAGATGGCTGGGGGTGACGAGTATGGAATCATTCTCTTCATCAACCCATCGCATCTCAAGCTTGTTTATGATCCTGGGTATTGGTTCACCATGATTCCGTGGCACGCCATTGAGCAAACACTGGACCGCGAGACGGCCATCAGCTGCACCTGTAACTTGGTTACAGGGAAGAGGAATGCGCATGGGCGCTTGCAGGTGCTGCCGGATAATGCGGTTACTGTGTGAGAAAGGAGGATGTTGTGAACTTTGGTAACATGCTGTTGAATGATGTCCTCCACTCGCATATCAATGGGAGTGTGTGGGATGATCCATCGGCGACCAAGAGGAACTCGTTGGGATGTATCTGCGATTTCGCGGATGGCCGACGATTCAGGTATGTCAGGATCGTCGGGACGACGGACTTGGTGGCTGGCGACGTAGTGTCGTTGGATGCCCTAGCCGGTGTTACGGGTCTGAATGAGTCGGACATCAGCGCGACCTTCTTCGGGAAGGATAAGAGTACGGCTCCTGCGTCGGGGCACGGTGGCGCGATAGGCGATGAGAGGCTCATTATCTGTGATGTCACTGTGACCATCACGAAGAATGAGTATGAAGATGGGTATCTGCTCATTCATACGGATAATGCCAGCGGAGATGGAGCAGGGGATTATTATAAGATCGTCAGTCATGATGCGATCACCGCTGGTACGGTGGGTGCGTATGACTTGCAGATCACTCCAGGCCTTCGCCACATTCTGGATCAGACTTCAGCGGGGACCATATACAGGAACCCGTGGGGATTCTGTGATCAGGCGCAGAACCCGACATATGCATCGGATGATGCTGAGTTCGGGTTGGGCGTCGTAGTCACTGGAGATTGGGATGTCAGTGAGTATCCGTATGGATGGATTCAGACACGTGGTCCATGTCCCGTGAAAATCAATGGGGCAGGGGTCGCGGCTGAGGGGGTGCCTCTGGTGATCTCCGAGGATGCTGCAGGATGTCTCGATACGATGGACCTTGACAGCAACTCGCTAGGCAAAGATGCAGCATATTCCTGCGTGGTCGCCCGAAGCCTTGAGGCTATTACTAGCGGATCCATTGGGTTGGTGTATCTCTGCTTTGAGTGAGTTTGAGTTTTTTCAAACTTTGAAAAAACTTGGGGGAGGGGCTTCCTGCCCCTCCCCATAAGGGGGATGATGGATGGCAAGAAATCGAGCATCGATGAAGGAAGAGGTTCTGTTCAACCTCGGAGGGGATACGAGAGTGCCTGATGGGTTGCTGAATGCGTGGTTTGCATCAGCGCTGGCTGACATCCAGAGGGATTGGAGATTTGGGCAGATGCTGACCAGTAGCGTGTTGACAGTCACAGCGGATTCACCCACAGTCAGAGAGCCCTCCAATTATGGGTTGCTGGGGATAATGGGGAATAGTGGGCGGCTAACGGCCAGGTCCTTCTACTACGCTAGGAAGCACTTCCTTTATCCGAGGAGTACTGGCTATCCTACTGACTACTGGCTCCAGGGGTCTACCATCTACTTCCATCCTGAGCCAAGCAATGCTGCGCCAGATGATTGGGTTGACTCGACAGAATATGAGGAGGGGGACTTAGTGAAGGACCCGACGGATGGGCGGGAGTATGTGTGCGAGGAGGATCATACAGGTCCAGGCGACGGCTCAACTCAGCCTTCCGTGGACTCCTCCCATTGGGCTCTGACCCTCAATGGGGATTTCACCTGTTATTATTTGGATCAGGATGCGATGGATGGGGATGAGGATTCACCGACGATTGAGAAGGTGGATGATGCGCTGATTGCGTTGGTGACGGCGAGAGGATTCAGGAGCGTGGGGGAGCCTGATCAGGCGGCGGTGTTCGCAGCGGAGGGAGCGAGGGCGGTGAAGGAGGCGCGAGTGTGGGATGAGAAGAGGTATAGTAAGGTGTGGAGCGTTATGGGGAGAGGCAGCTGATGCGGAGGACGATTGAGACATCATTGGTGATTCCTCCTCCGCCTGGACTGGATTATCGAACGGCATATGGAGGAAGGACTCCAGACTGCCGGAACGTGATCATCAAGGATGGAGAGTTGAAGAGGGCGCCGGTGCTGAGTTCGTTCGGATCACAGCTGGATGGGAGAGTGTGCTTTCTATACGATTGGCATCGAGTTGATGGGTCTCATGTTTTGGTGGCTGCTACGAAGAGATCCCTTTACTACTATGATGCGGCGGATGGTTGGACGCTGGTTGAGGAGGGATGCTTTAGTGGGAATCGAGTGGATCGGTTCTCGATGGATACACTAAATGATATGCTCATCATATGCAATGGGATGGACAGCATCAAGACGTGGGATGGATCAGCATCGGAGTTGGGGACGCTGGAAGGGTATGATGGATATGCAGAGGATCAGGATGGGCACTATTGTGAGTTCATCAGAGTATTCGGATCATATTTGATGCTGTTTGGGATGCACGAGATGGTGTCAGCGAAAACTGATTCAAATGATGACTGTTACGTAGACATCTCTGGATTGGGGCTGACTACTATTGCAGGCGATTGGACAGATGCCTCAGTAGGGGAGAGGGTATGTTGGGATTATGCACATTGGCGTGAGGTGGCCGAAATCAATGGGAGCACTCTCATTCTGACGGAGCCGGTCGATCCGATTCGGACAGGGGTGGGGATAGCATATACGATGAAGGACTCGAATGATGACTGCTCCGCTCCTACTGCTACTACTATTACTTCGGCGGAGGGAGGGTGGGATGATACGCAGGTAGGAGATATAGTGTGGTGGGACCCGGATGGGCTAAATGAGAGGGCTGAGGTGATTGGGAGGGGTAAAGAAGTAATCTATACCGATGCGGATCTGACTGCGGAGGCTAGCAGAGATGCGACACTCTATCATACTATTGTACGGCGTACGAACTGCTGGACTGATCATATAGGACATGGTAAGTATGAGGTAAGGTCGTATCTTGGCGATGAATATGAGGATGGTGGCGGGTGGCCAGGAGTCAAGAATGGTGATCGAGTGTTCTTTGAGACTGATGACGGGAAGGCTGCTATAGATTGGGGTACGGTTTATGCTTATGCTACTGGCGTAAGTGGCAAGTTTGATAGGTTTTATGTGTATGTTGCTTCGGGAACAAGATCCATTCCTCAGGGTTGGGGTCAAAGATGCGGGGTCGGGACAGTACAACAGCATAACTCTGATGTGACCGTAGGAGAGGATGGACATACTATTACAAACAACTCTGATGACTGGTTAGAGCCATCCGTAGGGGACTACATCATTTGGGATGCGTCTACAGGACCTGAGGTGGGAGTTGTAACTGACGCTACGTACCAGACTCTTCATCTCGCCGGCGAGATTACTATCAATGGGGGTCCCCTGGTGGCTAGGACATATCATAAGGTTGATGAGAATAGGGACTGCTCATGGTACGGGGAGAAGGAGATTGGATCAGCGGATGGAGAGTGGGAGAATACATCTGCTGGTGATTATCTCAACTGGAATCCTGCAAGCGATGATGAATGGGCGGAGATATCTGTAGAGCCGTCAGAGGGAATGTTGACCCTTAGCGATGCAGTGAGTGCTATTACGAGGAATGCTACAACGTTTGGAGCGGCTACGTCAGTCACGTTTCCATTCAGATTTCGATGGTCAGATGTTGGGGATGCTGATGCATTTACTGATACTAATTATGTCGATCTACTGGAGGCAGCGGACCCGGTGCTGGCGGCGGAAGTATGGGGAATGAATCTGGTGCTGTTCCATGAGGAGCGTATGTCTGTATGTGCGTACGTGGGTAGTCCGAACTATTTCAATGTAAGGCCTCTCAATACTTCTGTCGGCATCAGAGCACCCCACACGTTGCGTACCATTCCTACGGATAGAGGCGATGCGCTGATCTGGTTGGGCAATGACGGAGTGTATGTGTATGGAGGTGGATCACCAAATAGGGTGAGTGGGTCGATTGAGTCCAGACTATTCGAGGATGCTCCACCGGAGCTAATGCGGATCAGCACTTCCGCTGTATTCCCTCCAGATGATCTCTATGTTCTGTTTACCCCCAATGCTGAAGGGGAGCTCAATAGAGTTTGGTTCTTCAATTATCGCACCGGACAGTGGACGCGAGGGGAGATGGATGATATTACTGCGGCGGTGGCTGGAGCTGCATTCCCTCGCAGGGCTTGGATGGAGAGGGCTAGCGCTATCGCGCGCAGCAGTACCCCATTTGATTGGGTAGAAGGGCTATCTGACCAGCAGAGTATGGTGCTGTTAGGAGATCTGGATGGGAATGTGTGGAGCGTCAATAGTGGAGGGTCTGGTACGGATGAGGCATCATGGGAGAGCCCGCCCATCATCATGGAGAGGGATATTCGTGTAATGCGGATTGAGGTTACAGGAAAAGGGCATCCAATTCACATCGAGTGGTCTGATGATGAGGGAGAGACGTGGCGAGGGGAGCAGGTGATTCCTCTCAACCCGAATGCGTATGAGATGCATAAAGTATTCTACAATATCGTAACGCGGAGGGCGAGATTCAGGCTAACTCAGGCAGCAGGAGTGCTAAGTGTGAAGCGAGTCGAGCTGTTCTATAAGGAGATGAATCGCTAAAGATGTGGACCAAGCCAGAATATTCATTCCCCGATGCGGATGAGGACGTTCTCGTTCGGTCGATTGCTGAGGTGAGGCAGTTCATTAGGGATGTATTCCACGATCTGATGGCCCTGGAGGATTGCGGGGCGCAGTTAGAGGATCATGAGGATCGGATCAGTGTGCTGGAAGATCGCTGGAGCGTGTTCGATGTATGGGTGGATGTTCAAGGGCTCGCTACCAAGTGCTACTTGACTGATGATGATTGGAGGGGAAGGGACTTCCTCATAAATAGTGATGCCGTGATAGGGTCACCCGACGTAGCGAATGGGGAGATATGGACAAGCTACAATTTCAACAGGGGCGCTTATGGTTCGGATTGGGTAAGCGTTCCACCTGGCAATGACTCGAAAATACTTGAGAACAATGTAGGGGGAACAGTAGTCAAGCTCTATCTTGAGAGCGGAACGGGAAGGCTCTACTGTGATGTAACAGCCTTCGATAGGCGAGTGCAGGTGAAGTTTTCGATGTGGTTAGGACCACGGCGGGACACTCCCACCCATACTGCGGGAGGGTGAATGATGGATATCAAGGTGGTGCGTAGAGCGACTGAAGCGCTGAGGGTAATGGGAGAGCTGAGGGATATTGAGGTGAAATGCTCCTCGTATGGGCATGAGGAGCTGATGGTGTGGCTCAGTCAGCAGGAGGGGTCGTGGTTTATGCTGACGTGCTGGGCGTCTGATGCTCTGGCGGGGTATGCGATATGTGTACCTCCACATCTGCTCAACAGTCGTATTCATGTGATTGAGGCAAAGGGGCGACCAGAGGCTCCAGGGGTGGTGAAGGCGCTGATGGAGAAAGTAGTTGAGGGATGCAGAGTGTTGGGAGCGAAGGGGGTAAGTATGGATAGTCAGCGTAGCGCGAAGGTGTGGGAGAAGTATGGATTCAAACAGACATCCATATGCTTTGTGATGGACCCAGGAGATGAATGAGTATGGCTGGCGGATCGAAGACACATACGAGACAGTATCCCCGATTGAGCCCTGCCCAACAGGCTGTTGAGACCGACATCTCAAACATCATCCAGGAGTTGATTGGTAGGGCTCCAGAGCGAGCGGATTGGGCTCCGGTGATGGAGCAGGTTGGGATGTCGCTGATGGGGGAGGGCGCTCTGCCTTATGATTATGGGCGAGAGCGAGAACAGCGGTTCCAAGAGGCGGTGGTGGAGCCTCAGAGGAGGTTGATGAAGGAGACGGTTCTGCCATCGCTGAGGGCATCCTATGCGGGACCTGGAGGGAACTACTGGTCAGGGCCGAGGATGCTGGCTGAGCAGGAGGCGTGGGATGACTGGATGAGGGCGATCAATCTGCAAAGAGCAGCGACGGAGGCGGCAGAGGAGCAGAGACAGCTTGGGAATGTGATGAGTGGGTTGGAGGTTTTGCGAGCGCAGCCTAAGTGGGAGTATCCCGAGAGGGCGTATGGGATGAGCCAGGGATTGGCTTTCTTGGGCACCCCATCGATGGAGAACATCGCGACAGTGACAGAGCGACCAAACGTCATTGGCCCTCTGTTTCAGGCAGGAGGTCAAATAGGATCAGCGGCAATAGGAGGGAAGGGCGGAACTAGTGGGGCCGCCGGAGCCGGCGGCGGAGCCGGCGGAGGAGGAGCCGGCGGCGGAGCCGGCGGCGGGAAGTGAGTTTCTTCAAAGTTTGAAAAAACTCGGGAGATATAGAGTATGAGAACGATCCCGCTTTGGGTGGCAGGAGGTGCGAATTGGCTACAGTAATTCATGAAAGAGCGAGTGATCCGTTTGGGGAGGCACTCAGGGGGCTCGTTGTGGGGCTCCAAAAGGGGAGGGAGATGAGGGATGCGCGAGAGCGGCTGCGGATGGAGGAGGAGCGATTGAAGATGCAGAAGGCGCTTCATGACCTCCAAATGCGAAAAGGAGAGTTCGATCTCCTGACGGAGCAGGAAAAGATGTTGTGGTGGGACCCCTGGCTCGAGCGGGAGGAGCGATTGAGCAGGATCGAGGAAGCGGAGGCACTGACAGCGGAACGTCGAGCAAGGGCAAAGGGAGGACTGACTCCATCGCAGAGGGCACAAGAGGCAAGGTGGAAGGCTGATTTCATTGCAGAAGCGATGAAGGAGATGCAGCCGCGACCTGGTATGGGAGGCGAACCCCCACCTCCCGATGCATCCGTAGAGGAGTTATTGCGGTGGTATGCGACGTTAGAGCCGCGACCTAAGGAGGGTGCGAAGACAGCTCTTGGGGAACTCAAGGCAGCAGCTGAATTGGAGTATCTGCGATCTCTCAGTCCAGAGGCACTCCAAGCAGAGTTGGTCGGCATGGATCCGCTGCGAATCGCTCAGCAGATATCCGCCGTGAGTAATGCCATCGACAGTGCGAAGGGCAACCTGAGAATGCTGGGGAGGCAGGCGCCACCTGAAGAGGTGGAGGAGTGGAATCGCAGGATCGAGCTTTTGGAGAACCTGCTCCAATATTTGAGATCGGAGCTTAAGGGGAGGCTTGGGAGGACTGGAGAGGGGAGTGCTGCAGGGAGGAGGAGTGCGATAGAGGAGGCTGGATCGGGGATTGGATTGTCGAAGGAGGAGATGGAAATGATTAGAGCAGCGGCAATGGGGAGGGGTGAGTGATGCCAGAAGTCCTACCCAAGAAGCCTCCAGATGAGTTCGCCCTCCGTGAGATGCTCAAGCGCATGATGAGGGTTCCCGCGTTTGCGAAGCTGCCATACGAGAAGCAGAAAGTTGTGTTTGAGCAGATAGCGAAGGAGAGGGAAGTGGAGATTCCTCCTCATTGGGAAATGACGCCGTGGGGAAGGGCGAGGAGCATTGCGCTGCCGCCACAGCCCGCATTCAAGAAGAGGGAGCGCATCCCGCCTACGCCCATCGAACCGGTACTGGCAGAGGCTCGTGGAGATGAGATTTTGCAGCCAGGAGGATGGTTCTTCGGGCCTCCGCGGACTGTGCCTACGGAGGAGGCTGTCCAAGAGTTAGAGAGGAAGCAGTGGGAGGAGTTCAAAGAGGAGTTGAGGAAGAGACCCGTACCTCGTCCGTGGAGCACGTGGGATAGCGTCTTCAGGGACATCGGTGAACACTTGAGGAGAACCCTGCCAGTACTCCCTGAGCGGATGGCTCGGCAAGAGGCATCTCTTGGTGGGAGACTTGGTCGATTGTATGAGCTCGCAGCAGCGCGTACAGCAGACATCGCGGCGTTGGGCATTCCAGGGGAACTGGGTGTTCCGATCCCCGAGCCCGAGACTCCTGCGGAGCATGTAGCGAGATATGCAGCATGGATTCCTGGCATCATTGGAGCAGAAAAGGTATATAAGCTGGCGGCTGCACCATTCAAGTGGGGGATGAAGAAGGTGGCTCCGCAGCTAGCTAAGAGGGCAGACATTGCTGCGAAGCTTCTGAGGGCTATTGGGAATGCCAAGAGGGCAGGAGCAGGCGAGGAGGTGATAAAGGCGCTGACGAAGAAGGCGGGAATGGGAGTGGGGACAGCGAGGAAGCTGATGGTGGAGAGGGCAATTGCAGGAGGATTGGAGACAGGAGGGATATTTGGAGCGACGCGATTTGCGGTGGAGAAGGTAAAGGGGACAGACACATTTGAGGCAGGGAGCGCCGCGTTGGAGTCCGCAGTGGCCTCAGGGGCTCTGGTGACTGCCATACCCGGAGTAACGTGGCTTATGCGGAGGGCGTGGAGGGCGCCGGCTGCATTGTGGCGCCGGCTGCATCCATCATTGAAGCGCGAGCTGTATGAGCTCGACCCAAAGGGAGTTGAGGAGCTTGGATTGGGATCGCTGCTCTTGCCTCCCAAGAAGGGCACACTGGGAGAGTTCGTGAAAGCAGCCAAGAGAGGAGAGAGGACAGTAGAGCAGTTGAATCAGAGGCTCATGAAGTATGTCGAGCCGGCTCGGAATCTGACTTGGGCGGAGCAGAAGCTGGCTACTAAGTTGGCATACGAGGGGGAGAAGAGGGGCATTGAGTGGGTCAATCACCATACCGGGCGAGTAGCCCCTGAGTTGATGGACATTCTTGAGAAGAAGGTAGGTGCAAAGTCGCAGGAGCGCATCATCCGAGCACTTGAGGCAGGATACCGACTTGAGGATGTGATGCATAGATTGCAGGAGAGGTACTTGTTCAGACAGAGGGGCCTGGGGCCGAAGCTGGAGAAGGTGAAGAAGGCGTTGGAGAAAGTGGTGGAGGAGAGGGAGGACCTTGTTTCGGAACTGGGGATGAAATACAATCCAGCGTCGGTGAGGGGAGCATTCAAGGGGAAAGTAGAGCAGTTGGAGAAGCAGCTTGCGGCGATTCGGGCTGAGGGGAGGATTGGGAAGAGAGTGGGCCACCTTACTCACTACTTCGGCCCGATTCGGGTCAAGGTTGATGTGCCCGGAGTGGGTCCTACGTATGCCTATCAGTCATTTGAGAGCATAAGGGATTTGAGAAAGTGGATGAAGGAGGGAGGACGAGGAGTAAATGCGAAGAGGGAGGTCAAAGAGAGGCTGCAAGCGCAATTGCATGATGCTGTCGAGGGGTTGAAAGGGATGCCGGCGGGCAGCGAGCAGAGCATTGCGCAGATGGCGAAGATTCAAGATTTAGGCAATGCGATTCGGGAGTTCGAGAAGATGGCTCCTGGAGACATCATCATCACAATCAAGCAGATGCCCTTCAAGTGGCCCGGAACGGACAGTCGAGTTCAACTCCCGATTTGGCAGTACGCGAGGATGATCAAGGAGGTGGATGAGGCACTGAGGAAGGGGAACGAGGATGCATTCAAGATGCTTATGGAGGGGTTTGATGACATTGCGAGGGTTGATGGAGCGGAGACGCTGATGTCAAGCTTCAACGCGATCCCTGATGCAATGCTCGCAGCGGAGGGATTGACGAGGCAGAGGGCCGCGGCAATTGTGAGGGATGTGGCAGCGGCGAAGTGGGGCGGGAGGTTCCCCTGGTGGCACCTCCACTCAGAGATGGCTCCCGGCCATTTGCGTCTCGACCTGGTGGATGCGCTGACGAGAGACGTTCGGACGGTGACGAGATATCTGGGAATGGACCAAGTGAAGAGGTTCTGGAATAAGGTGAGGGCTGGAGCGTTGAGTCCAGAGGCGAGGGCCGAGCTGGATGACTATGCGAGGGATGTGCTGGGCCATGTGTCCCCCAGCCGATTGGATAAGTATGTTCAGAGGCATCCATTATTGAGGGAGGCGATGGAGTGGATTCCTGGGATGAAGGAGTTGATGAAGGGGAGGAGTCCCACCAGGGCATTGCTGGGGACTACAAGGAATGCCACATCAATATTGAAGCTGGGGATATTCAATCAGTCAAGCGCACTGGCCAACTTCATTACGGGAACGGCGAATACATACATCGAGCATGGCCCGAGAGCGATGGCGGAGGGTACGCGACTGCTGGTGAGGCGAGAGCCCAGATTGATGCGGATACTGAGGCGGATGAATCTGGGAGGAGTATGGCAGCAAAGAACGGAGATGGTGGGAGAGCCGAGGAACTTCCTGATGTTCAGCTTCGCCAATACCGAAGCTGCTGTACGGATGGTGGAGGGAGCAACATGCTTCGCCGAGGTGCTGGAGAGGAATCCGAAGGCAACGTATGGGGAGTTGGCCAAAGCGATGGAGGCGGGGATTGATCGAACTCAATTTTATTACGGAATGGCAGGTCGAGGGAGGCTGCTGAGGAAGCCTTCTTGGCAAACAGTACTTCAATTCAAGCACTTCTATATCAACTACATCAACTTCCTCGGAGGCAGCGCGACGGATGCAGTACTGCGGGGGGACACAGCGAAGCTGGGCAGACTGCTGATGGCTCAGCAAGCGACGAGCGGAATGTTCGGTCTCCCTGGGGTGGAGGGGATCGATGAACTCACGTATGCGGTATTCAAGTGGTCCCCTGTGGATTGGGCATCCCAAACGTTCCCTGATTGGTTCAACTATGGATTTGGATCGCTTGTGGGGATGGACTGGCATAGGAAGGTGGGAGTCCCAGAGACTCCCATTGAGAGTCGGTTCGGTCCAGCAGGCCGAGCGCTCGTAGGACTGACATCGCCTCCAGCGCTGCAGACAGGGGTAGCCCTCATGCAGACGGCAAGGCGCCTCATGGGTAAGCCTATAGTGGGAGGAGAGGGCGTGGTGGCGGAGCCTCCGATGGGAGCAGACCCACTCAAGACGCTGACTACATTCAGCTCAGGGATTGGGAAAATGGCTGAATCGTGGAGAGCATTGCTGATGGGGGATCCGGTGGTGAGGTCAGGGAAGGGGAGGCCGGTGGATGAGCTGAGGGCGAGTGAGTGGCTGATGAGAGCATTTGGGATCACTCCATTGAGGGAGACAAAGAGCAGAGAGTTCCTCCATGCATTGATGAGGGAGGAGAGAACGCATGCGAAGCGGCTGAGCGATTTTGCGGTGCGGAGGGACTTCGATGGGATAGCGCAGTACATCATAGATCATAGACTTTTGATGGATTATGATGATGTCGCTCGGCTATTCAAGAACGCGGAGAAGAAGAAGGCTATGTCAGCTGCCCATGAGCTCCTGTTGCAGAAGAGCAGATACCGAGTGCTGCGAATGGAGCGAGCCGAAGCGATGGGCATCACTCCTCCTCCTTCTGCATCTCCTCGATGAGCTCGGAGACGCTCGGTTCATCATCATCCTCCAGGAACGTACGAATGAATACCATTATTATGACTCCTCCCCAGAACCATAGACCGAGGACTATGGATACTGCCTCGAGGATTGTTTCCAGGATGTCTAACAAGTCTTCCATGTCATCAGTCTCCCAAAGTTTTTTCAAAGTTTGAAGAAACTTGGTCATCTCGAAACTTGGTCAGGCCACCCATCAACGGCGCCACTCGATATACCATAGTTTCCCTTCCGTCGATCCTTCAATTCTCCGAGCTTCGACTCATTCCAGTTGCTCGTCGCGGAGTAATATCCTACGATGCGAGTGATCAGGATTAGAGGGTTCGGAGGGACCTCTGCAGTAATTAGGTGTCGGAGGAGAGTCCATGAGTTGGTTAGGATCGCCTCTGTTGCGATGCGGGTAAACCAATGACCTCCACTGATATGCTCCCGCACCACTACGGCATCCTCCTCCGGAGTATGTCCAAATATGATGTCTATGCCCTCCAGCTCTGGATCATCATTCACTCTATCAAAGAAGTCTCTAATGGTCATTGTTGTTCTCCTGATCTTGGACCCATGATTGATCGATGGCTTCGATATCTATAGAATGTTGCTCGTCTCCCTCCCGCCTTCCCGCTCCTCCTGACCTCACAATCTATGATCCCCGCATCCACTAAATCGGATAGAATCTCCCTCAACTCCCTCCCACCTATTCGATACTGAACCTTCCTCAGGAGGTCAGAGCGACTCATCCAATCCCTCGCCTTACTAAGTGTGGATCGGACCAGAGCGCTGTTCTTCCCCGTATCAGTCATCACAGCCGCTTCCAGTAAGGACTCCCTTTGGCCCTCAATCTGATTCAGCATCCTGGACGCACAATCGTAGTCCTCCAGAGTGATGCGGAGCTCGTCATCGATGGCGACTGAGTTGATCATAGCCAGCTTCTTCAGTGTGGTCCCCTTACGAGCGACCCAACTGGCCATCATAGGGGATGCGTGGAATACATTGCGCTCCTCAGTATACCATCGCTTGAACCATTCCCTCGCTTTCTCATCAACGGCGAACTCCCCACGCAGCTCGCTGATGGCATTGAGGTCTGCAATGAGGTTCTGTCGCAGAGCCATTGCATCCTCCGACACTTCTGGCTCGGGGATGCAGCGCTCGACCTCTCCAGGGACGATAATGAGTCTGGCACCGAATCCCCCGCGGATAGCCCTTGGGGAAATGATGCCTTGGAGCTGCTCAGGAGTTGAGGCGGCCAGCATGACGACATATGCATAGTCCACCTTTTCCCAGCCTCGAGTGATTGTATGGTATGCCCAATGGTCCTTACTGTCATAGAGGTTGGTAAGGAATGTAAACATGTCCATCTGCTCCGCGTCGGGACCGAGGAACTCAGCGAACTCCGAGGCGATGATGATCCCATGAGACTCCATGCGACCGTTCGGTCCAACGGGTTCTGGCTTGAGCATTTTGATGATCGCTTGGGGAGATCCTCGCTGAGCGAATTGAGTGATTGGACGGTCCAGCGCTTCAATGATGCCTCGCCCAATGTCGAGAGCCGAGGATTTGCGAGTCCCTGAGTCTCCCACCAGTACGATGTAGAGGTTAGGATAAATGGGCCCGAACCCATGAGGAACCCATACTTGCCGACGGAGGGCAGCGCTGATGCATGCAATTCCAACCCACAAATGATAGGTCTCTGGAGCCTCACTTGCTTCAGTCAGCTCTAAGTATGAATAAAGCCAGTTTGCGCAATTCCTCAATCAAAGAACCCCCTTTCGACCCCTCGGCCTGACTTCGTGGTGGTCAGGATTTACACAGTACTTATTTCCACAAGTATTGTAGAGGCAGAGGCCTTTAGGGATTGGCCCATGAGCCATCGCCCATACATAGCGCGCAACGGAAACTGTGCGACGCTTGTATGGGTGCCACATCACAGGGCCCGTATGAGGCCCGCAGGCTGCCTGCCATGTCCAGCATCCTGATGGGGTTTTGTTGATTCTCGACATCATACGTTCTTCGACTTCAGATCTGCTTCGGAATGGTTTCCCTGGCATTTGAGGTTCCTCCTTAGTCCTTGCAAAGGTCGAGGGTGGATTCCACAATAGGAATGCCATACCACCGAGCGAGTTCAAGCTCGAGATCTCGTCCCTCAGATGGGAGGTGCGGATCGTAATTATAGACAGCGCCGCAGCGAAGAAGCCATGATGCGCTGAAGGTGAGCCACTCAGTGCGACTGCGACGCCTGGACATGTGAAAGAAGTGGGTGAGGTGAGGAATGAAGGGAATGAATCCTGCATCCATCACGCGCGTCCCTGCGTCCATCGCCCGCTTGACATTGATGGCTACGTCACCCTGATCGTAGGGGCCAGCGACGTAGACATGGCGGCTGGCGTCGCCCATTGGCGGAAGCAGTTCAAGCATTTGTTTGAGGTCCATCATCGTGATCTCCTTTCATCTTGATTTGCAACGGAGGGAAGGTAGAACGCATGGAAAGCGTTCTTCGTCCCCCAAATCCCTAAGAAAGTCCTTGAGCTCAGACATGTTTCGGCATAGTTGAGCGTCCTCCATCTCGTCCATCGTGAGTACTCGTCCAATCTGTACAAGGGCGAGCCTGTTGATGGTCCTTCGAGTCATTGAATCGGTCCTCCTTTATCCCACCTCATCCCAGTTCCTGCCTACCTTTATCTCGAACGGGATTTTGATGGATCTACCCTTGATCGTAACAGCAATATCGAAAGCATTCTTCAGCACCTGTTGGCATTGACCCTCCAGCTCGGGAGGTGTAGTGATGACAAATGCATCATGAATCTCAAGGCATACCCTTGCTGGCGAGGGTAGGGCACTGTGGGCGGACGCGAGAGCGAGATGCTGGTAGTCAGCGACGCTGGATGCGGGAATCCACGCGAGCGCCTCATCCCGCATCTTCTTGGACCACAAATCGAGGAATATGCGCCGCCTCCCGAAGATGTTATAGAGGGTCTTCTTGCGCCGAACTTGATCCTCAACTCCCTCGATGTATGAGCGAATCCCAGGAAACCTACTATGGATGGTATGGTATGCGCGAGTCGCTTCTGCGAGGGAGCAACCGACATTCATAGCAATGGTTCGCTCTGTCCCTCCATAGTGAATGGCATGAGTAAGCTTCTTCCCCATAGCATATTTGCTTCGGTCTCCCTCGACCCTCTCATAGGGAAGGTCATGGATGATGGATGCAATGATGAAGTAAGGATCGCGGGTAGGGTCCTCGAAGATGGCGATATAGTTAGGGTCATCACTTAGGTATGCCACAATGCGGGCATCCGCCTTGCTGAGGTCCACCCCAATCATCAACCACCCATCCTCGTCGGGTACCACTACTTTTCGCGCTGGCCCCTTTGGGACATTCTGAAGATTGCCTCCCAGCTTCTGTCCCTTTGTGCTCATGAGCCATTGGGAGCTGGACCAACGACCTTCAACGGTCCCCGCGATGTTGTATGAGGTGTGAAGTCGTCCATCCTTCGCAAGGGGCATCTGGATGAATGTAGAGCGGAGGGATGAGAGCTCGCGGTATTCGATGATGTGACGGATGAGAGGATGACGCTCCGCCATCGGCTTGAGGAACTTCTTATTGGTCGAGCGATCGCGACGCTGACTCAGCTTGAGCTTGTCATAGATGACATACGCGACCTGCTTGGGAGATCGCGCATTGAATGCATCCTCACCGCTCTCCTGCCGGAGGACCTCCTCCAACTCAGCCATCTGCTCTGCAATCGAGCGGTCGGCCTCCTCCCTCGCCTCGATATCAATCCGCATTCCCCGCGCGATCATCATGCAGACGGGCTCAATGAGGGCATGGGTCAGCGCGTTGTATTGCCACCACAAGTTATGCTGAGTCAATTGACGCTCCAGCTCGTGACTGATGATGAATGTCGTGATGGCATCCAGCGCGTTATATCTGGCCAGCTCCCCGTAATCGGATGTTCGACCCATATCCTTATAGAAGGGATAGTGAGTGTATGCGGCAGTTTGGAATTGGAGGGATTTGGGGAGCTCAGGATAGAGGATGTGATGAGCCAGCATGGTATCCATCCATAACCCTCTAATGGGAAGCCCAACAATCCACTTGAGCCATGTATGGTCGAAGGTGGCATTCTGGTAGACCTTACGAGTCGGGCTGAGGAGGAACCGAGCAATGGCTTCCCAGATGGCTGCCTCATCGGAAGGGGACCAGTATGAGGCATCGGGACCGCCGGAGGTGAAGGGGATGGAGGCGCCGACGTCCTCCTCCCAACTGAAGCCAAACGTCTGGATTACAGGTCCAGCAGTTTCGAGGTCAATGGCTGTGCGCTCCGCGGCCCCCGCGGCCTCCAGCGCATTCAGGGCCTCACTAAGAGTGGGCATAGTAAGGATGGAGGGGTCTGGGAGAGGATATGTGCCAGAGGAGGCGATTTGGCGTGCATTCGTGAGGTCAGCCACGACAGGAGTCCTCCAATGCCACTGCCCTCGCATGATGTATGAGGGGTGGAATGTAGGAGCAACGAATGTGGTTTGGTTGAGGCGATATACGGAGCCGCGATGATTGGTGATCCCGCGATGGCCGGTGAGTGCGCGCATTGGCTCCTCCCCGAGGGCAACGATGCACTTTGGGCCATACTTGGCAACAAGGTGATGGAGGGCGCTCCACGCGAGAAGGAGGCGGTCAGTGGGATGCTCCCGCTTCTTGTCCTCGTAGAGGAGGCCGAAGTCATTGGAGTTGGGTCCGGGCCGCTCGTCGAGAATGTTCGTCAGGAAGCAGTCCGTCCTGCGAATGCCGGCGGCGCTAAGAAGCCGATTGAGTTGCTGACCAGCGGAGCCCACGAATGGGCGCCCGCATGCCGCCTCGTCAGCGCCTGGGGCCTCCCCCACCAGCCATAGTGGAGCAGTTGGTCGTCCTTCATTCTGGACCTTCATCAGTCATCTCCTGGAGGCGCTCGATCTTCGCCCTCGTACATTTTGCTACAAGCATTGGATCGCAGTGCAGCACATAGTCATCATCCAGCATCAGCCACGCCGCTTCGCTTTCCTCGCCAGCCTGGCGTAGGCGCTCATTCTCCGCCTTCAAGCTCTTGATCTCATCCAACAGCAAGTTTACCTGTTCCTCTGCCAGATCAAGGTCTCTTTTCAAAGACTCAATCTTGGCGTCCTTACTCCTATTGGACATCAGATTTCTCCTCATCGTTCATCATTGGACTTCTCCTCTGAGCGGAGACGCTCAATCACATCATTGATTCTGATGGTTGCCTTCGAGAATCGCACATCATCGAGTTCCCATCCCAGCGCTTGCCTCCCGCTCAAGAGGGCCGCCTCAAGGCATGCAGCGGATCCTGCGAATGGATCGCACACCAACTCTCCAGGCTCGGAAGCTGCCTCGATTATTTCGAGGAACAATCCAACAGGCTTCTCCGTCTCATGGATGCGTCGCTGAGTGGGAACTGTGTTGTATCGATAGACTGCATTCTTGTGGCCCTTGAGATGACGGCTCCCCTTTCTGGCCTGGAGAAATGGCTCGTATGAGCAGCTATGCCAATACCCTCCAGTTGTGCCTGACACGGAATGTCCCTTATCCCATATCAGGGGCCACAAGCAGACCTCGAAACCCGCATTCGTCAGCAAATCTCGAATGGCCTGATAATGCTCACATCCATAAAAGATGAAGAGATGGCGATCAGGCTTCAGGACTCGAAAGCATTCTCGAAGAACCTGATCGAGGAGGACGAACAGCACATCGGCTGGCTTGGATAGATGGGCGAGGTCGCCAGCATGGGCCTTCATCGATGCGGCATCCTCAATCCCATATCCGTACTCGGGGTCAGTCAGCACCAAATCCACGGACTCCGAATCCAACTGACGAAGCCCCACGAGGCAATCCCCATGCTTGAGCTGGTTCGTCAGGACGATCTCGGATTGCTTGAATCGGCGAGCAACTTCTTGGTCGATGAGCTGAGCCTCGGCCCGCTTGAGCCTCTGCATGGCCTCATTGGCTGTCTTGCACTTGGCAAGGCTGGGATCGGCGTCGAGGGCGTTAGCCAGCTTGATGGCGTTAGACACAGCAGCGTTGCTGACTCCTGCCAGAGCCGCAGTGTCTTGTTGAGCCCATCCCGGGCGATTTGGACCCCTTCCCCTGCGTCCAAACTTCTCCTGCTTCATTAGCTGGATGTCCCGTATCGCAATGGACTTCTCCTTCCAATCGAGATTCTGCCTCTTGACATTCTCCTCCAGCTCCATCTCAGCGCGCTCTACCTCGTCAAGAGTCTCCTTTCTCGTCGCAGGGATGTGAGTCCAGCCCAATTTGCGAGCAGCGCGAATGCGGCGCTCCCCTGCAATGAGGTTGGTATCCGCATCAATGACTATGGGCTGGAGGAGGCCAAATGCTTGAAGGGAGAGGGCGAGCTCATCGAGGTTACCATAGTCTGCGCGCTGCCGCGCTCCTATGCGGATGGAGTCGATGAGGATGTTCTCGACTCTTGGGCCAGGAGCCTTCTTCGGCTCGGCATTCGGCTCGGCATTCGGCTCGGCATTCGGCTCGGATCCATTAGGAATCTCCTGATGTGGATGAATGTATTTGTAACTCATACTAGGGTCTCCGACTCAGACTCGTCATAGGGGCCGTGCTCGCTAATCAACTCATGGAAGTCCTCATCCTGAAGCAGGATGTCAGTACTTCGGCCATCTGTGCATAGCTGTTCGGGTATGGTCACTAACCAGCCGCGCGGCGTCTTGTATGCCTCGATCGTGATGAGCCAACAGTTTCGGTTCATAACGGTTCTCCTTCGAAGGAGGGGGAGGGATGGGCCCTCCCCCTCCTGTCGGATGGTCATTCGGATTCGGGTCCTGAGGCCATCTCCTCCAGGCGGGCTACGAGCTCGTCAGGAGAGAGGCCCTGATCCAAGAGGGCCCTCACGGCGGGGCTGACCTTGGATGCGGTGGTCTTCGGGTACTTGCGAACGATGACACTGATGGCGGGCTTCTCATTGCCCTCAGAGTCTGTCTTCGTGATGGCCAGGAGTTGCTCCAGGACATCATAGTCCACTGTTTCAGCGGACATAGAAGCGTTGATCTGAATCGAGTTGCCGCCTCGAGCGATGAACTTCTTCACATCGTCAACGGTGCAAATGACTTGCTCATCCGCACTGGACCATTCTCTCTTCACTTTTGCCATTCTTAGTGCTCCTTTTTTGGAGTTTTTTCAAACTTTGAAGAAACTATGCCACAACACTCTGAACGTCGTTTACACTCCTGCCCTCATACTCACGGACAGTCAGATGGCAGCGGACCTGCGCTCCTTGGAATGTAGCGAGGTATGCGTTGAGCTCCTCATCGCTCATCGCTCCGCTGCTGTTGGCCTGGAGCTGCTGTCGCTCGATGCCAAGAGCATCAAGGAAGTCGAGCGACTGGGCAAGCACCCAAACGCGCTCAGCCTCCAGGCTGCACCATTTCAAGACATCGACAGGCATTCCATCAGGGCTTTCATCAGCGAGGGTAGCGAGGCTGCACTTGATGCCAGGAGCCTGCGCGTCTCTCGAGTATGCCTTACTGATCCGCTGGAGCTCGAGGGTGTAGTCCCCCTCAGGCACAGATGTCGGCAGGTCAGCGGCATGCGGAATCTCAAGTAGGTTCATCACCATGACAATACCTCCAAAAACCATATGACTCTACATCGAACAGGCCGTCAGACGGCCACATCAACGAATGTGCTTCAGTTCGTCACCTCCTTTCTGCCTTCGGCGGCTCGATTCTTCTCCAGCAGGCGGAGATAGTTCGGCTCCTCAACAGGCTCAAGCCCCAGCAGTTTGGTCTTGCAATTCACTCGACTGGTGGATACGGTTCGCAGAACCCTGCTGAGCTCGCCCTTCGGTGACTGCGTCACTTCGAGCCGATAGACGCCATCGCACCACTTAGGAATATCAGACGGCAGCGATCTGCCCGGAACGTTGGGAGTGATGAGGTGGGTGCGCTCGACCTCATCCATCGTCTGCTGTTCGTGGCAGGTGATTGCGACGGTCATATTGAGGCAGCGAAACTCCATGAAGAGCTCCTGGACATTACTGATCATGGTTCCCCAATCAGGGAGGGAGGGGCGAGCCCAGGGGTTCTTCTGCTTGCTGTGCTGCATTACATAATGCTGCAGCATCAGCATCATGCTGCTGAGGCTATCGATGGCGAGGGTTCCCTTCTGAATCCTGCCCTCCTTCTGCTGGACGAAGTTGTTCAGCATGCGGACGAATGCCGCCCATGCAGTAGGCTGATTCGGTGATGGAGGATCGACGTACGTATCATATTCGATACCTTCGACGTTCCGCAGAGTGTCAACGCCTCCATCGAAGTCGAATACATATACGGGCGGAGGGAAGGTCTGGAGGAGCCAAGTTTTGCCTGATCCTGGAGGTCCCTGAATCAGGATCACTTGACTCACCTCATCGAGCTTGATATCTGATGTCATTGGCATCGCTGTTTTCCTTTCTTAGTTTGAGGAGGCGCGTGAGATCATCACACACATCCCTCAGCCGCTTGAGTCTCTCCACGATTGCATCATCAATCATGGTTGAAAGCTGTGTCCGCAGCTCGCTCTTCGTTGGCATCACCAGTCTCCTTTCTCAATGATCGAACATTGTAGACCTCACCATCAACGCTCAGGCTGCCCTCATACGAGCATAAGCTTGTACGCATGTAAGGCCGATGAATGAACTCCTTACGTACGATTTGAGGCTGATATTTCCGACCACAGTAGCGACACACTACAAGCTGATCGGGATCAGGCGTCCATACCATCGCCGACTCCGTGATCTCCTCCTTCCCCCTTATTACACTCATCGTCACTGCGTTGGGCGAGCAATCACAAGTCAGATATATGGTATGTGAGGTTTTCCTCGCAGGACCAGCATCAATGCACATCATTCTCTCCTTTCTTATCCATTCTATTTACATAAGCCGCAGAAATCCTGCAATGCCACCAATCACAAGGTAACACTCACGCTGAAGCACAACATCGTTTATATTTCCGTTGGCCAGGCGCTGCTGGAATGCTAACAGGTCCTGATGAAGCTTCCGCAATCCCTCGAAATCATCAGCTTTGCAGACATCTGCCCAGCGCTTCAGCAATTCACGCCATTCACACCACCGAGTTGTACCATCATTCTCAGCGATGGTCATGTTATTGATTCGGTTCCTCAATCCACCAGGACCTCCTGAGTATGTCTTTATCACGTCCTTATCGATGCCCATAAGCTCGCCTGCAATTTCTGCACGTGTCTGCGTGATGGAGGCAATCCTCCGACAATATTCTGGAGGCGCTGTATTGTAAGGACATCCATACTCAATATCGTCCTCGAACTGGAATGATGGGTTGCTTGCCTCAAAGGGTGCCTTTTCAGCAGCAGCTTTCATCGCCATATCCATATTCATTTTGTAGGTTTTCATCTGATGCTCCTTTCTCCTTTTGCTTCTGCATAACGAGTATGAAATCGAAGACTCTCATCAAGCTTTCCAAAGTCAGCCGCGTACGTTACCACGGGACCATCCATCACTGTAGGTCTTATGTGCTGCTTCATTCTTGTCCCCTTTGAAGGTCCGTCCCCTCCAGCCTCGCCCCTGCAAGCTTCGCATCCGTAAGGTCCGCCCTCGTAAGATTTGCTCCCGTAAGATTCGCTCCTGAAAGGTCTGCTCCTGAAAGGTTCGCTCCCGTAAGATTCGCT